TAATCAAAGTTTTAATATGAAGGTTGGTTTAATAGAACAAGCAAATATTGGATTATCTATTCAAAACCGACAAGCCGATCAATTAAAGCAAAAGTTTGATGAAATTGGTCAATCTGTTGAACAAAATCTAGTTCAAAGCTTAACTGATGCTGTCATGGGTGCGCAGACGCTTGGACAGGCTTTATCTAATGTTTTAAGAAGCTTACAGAGGCAACTGGTCGAAATGGCAGTACAGAGTGCAGTAGGTGGTATTGGTAATTTAGTTAGTAATGTTTTAGGGTCGGCATTTGGTGGTGGTGGAAGTGGTTTTGGCGGCATACCTTTTGGTGTTACAGATACACCACTTGTTCCGATGCCAACTGGATTATCTCTTACAGGAAAAGCAATGGGTGGGCCTGTTTCTGCTGGTGGCTCTTTTTTAGTAGGTGAGAAAGGCCCAGAGTTGTTTGTTCCTTCAAAAAGCGGTACTATTATTCCAAATCATGCCGTTGGTGGTACAACAAATGTGGTGGTGAATGTAGATGCCTCTGGAAACCAACAAGTACAGGGTAATGATGATAGTGCTGCTAAATTAGGTGAAGTAA